CGAGATATCACCCGAAGAAGAAGAATTAATGATGCCCGGCATGGTCCAACGACAGAAGATTGCCTTCATCATTTAATTTGCGGCACGGGCTACCCGCAAACCCCACTCTATTGAGTGGCTACTTTGTGGCCCCCACACGAGGAAATCATGGCAAAATATCAACGAGTAGAGGAAGAGGATAATGGCCTCTCCTACAGCCAAGAGCTGTTACAACAACAACAAGAAGACGGCACTGCCCCCGCAGTAGACGCCGAGGATGCTACATACAAAAAACGGTATGGTGATCTACGTCGGCACTCACAGCAGATGCTGTCTCAGAAAGAACAGGAAGTAGCGCAGCTACGGGCGCAGCTTGAGCAAGCCTCAAAGGCCCAGATTAGGTTCCCTAAGACAGACGAAGAGATTGAAGCGTGGTCTAATCGTTATCCCGACGTCGCAAAGATTGTGGATACAATCGCACGAAAGAGGGCCAATGAAGCCTTAGAAGAAGGCAAAAAACAAATGGCGGGGCTGCGTGACCTAGAGAGTAAGATCAGTCGCAAAGAAGCCGAGCAGGTCTTGTTACAGCTTCATCCAGACTTTGCCCAGATCCGAGCCAGCCAAGACTTCCATGATTGGGTCGCTCTCCAGCCGCAGAATATCCAAGATGCATTATACAAAAATACCAGCGATGCCCGTAGTGCAGCTCGGGCCATCGATCTCTACAAAGCTGATACTGGGACAAAGACTAAACGGTCCAACTCAGCCGCCCAGTCTGTTGGTAGGTCCACGGGCCCAGCGCCCACAGGCCGCCAACGAGCCTCATTCTCCGAAAGCCAAATCGAGCAAATGACCGATAAGGAGTTCGAGAAGAACCAAGAAGCAATACAAGAAGCTATCCGCAGCGGTAATTTTAGTTACGACATCACTGGCGCTGCACGTTAGCACTTGCTTTTTCACCTAAACAGTGATATAACAAAAGGGAACAAGGCCACTTAATAGTCCACCCTTGTAACCTTATTTTCCAGAAGAATTAAGACTGTAAGTCCACCAGTACTATGGGGCCCGTATATACGTGTATATATACGCACCCCCAGTACCAGTACTGCCACTGAAATGTCCTCTTCGGATCGACACGGGCCCTAAAGCCCTGCCAATTCACAGGAGACAAATGAAATGGCATTCGCAAAAGCCTCCGGCTATACCAACCTTAATTCGGGCAACTTTTCGCCCGTTATTTACTCCAAGAAGGCCCAGATTGCTTTTAGAAAAAGTTCTGTGGCTGAAGCGGTAACCAATACGGATTACAGCGGCGAGATCAGCCAGATGGGTGACTCTGTCCGCATAATCAAGGAGCCCACAATCACCATCAATACGTTGGAACGTGGCACCACATTGGCAACCCAAGATCTGACCGACAACGACTTCACAATGGTCGTAGACAAGGCAAATTACTTCCAATTTACTTTGGCGGATATTGAACAAGCCCACTCACATATTAATTTCATGGACCTCGCAGCGGACCGTGCAGGATATGACTTGCGTGATGCTTTTGATGCCGAAGTACTGGGCTACCTTGCTGGTTGGAAAACACCAAGCGCATGGGCACGACGTTCAGCGTCTGGCGATGTAAACGGTACTAAAGCCGATTCAAACGCTGGTAACGACGAATTGCTGGCTGCTAACAAGCTCGACATCACCGACTTCGGTGGATCAGATCTAGGCGGCACATCAGAAGTGACCTCTATTCCAATCGCTGCAGGCGGTGGAGCAGGCGGTATTACTTCTCCGTTGGCAATCCTCAACCGTATGAACCGTCTTATGGACCAAGCAAACGTCCCGACTGACGGGCGCTGGGTCGTTGTAGACAGTGTGTTTGTCGAAGTCCTGATGGACGAAGACTCTAAACTGGTAAATTCTGATTACGGCGGATCATCAGAAATCCGTAATGGTCAATTGCCACAGAAGATCCGTAATATGCGGGTATATACTTCTAACAACCTTCCATACCTCGGCACAGGTCCCGGAACGTCTGCGTCAGCGGGTTCTGAAACCAACTTTGGTGTGATGGTTGCGGGCCACGACAGTGCGGTAGCAGTAGCTGACCAGATTGCAAAAACGGAGACATTCCGTTCACCAGACACATTTGCGGATGTGGTCCGGGGTATGCAATTATATGGGCGCAAGATCCTTCGCCCGGAAGCACTTATGACAGCCAACTACAACTTGGCTTAATATCGATACGGGCAATGGCAATTACACTCACCACAGCAGCTAAGAATGCTGCGCTGGACGGTATAGTCGATCTTATTGACGGCGGTACGGGTTCAGCAGGTTCTGTGCAAATATTGGATAATTCCAATAACGAGTTAGCTACATTGCCCCTATCAAATCCGGCCTTTGGGTCGGCTGATAATGGGACGGTTCTGGCAAATGCAGTAACGAGCGACAATACTGTGAATGCCGGGACCGCTTCCCTTTTCAAGGTGTTTAACAAAGAAGGCCAAGAGATTTTCTCTGGCACCGTAAGTGGATTGAACGGCGGCGGCGACCTCGTTCTCTCTAACGCAAACCTAGTCGTAGGAGATAGTGTAAGTGTCTCCTCATTTTCAATGACAATCTGAGGAGAATCTCATGTCACTTAGCGATAGTTTTGAGACCCACACTCTCAAATATCTTTTAACCACCGATAGCGTTACTCGCCCAACCTCATGGTACGTAGCATTATGCACAACTGATCCCACAGATTCCGCTCTTGGAACTGAGGTATCTAACAGTGGAACAGCGTATCAACGTCAGAGTGTGTCTTTCACTGTTTCTGGTAATAACGCATCAAATAGCTCTGCAATCGAATTTCCAGAGGCCACAGCGTCTTACGGCACAGTGGTAGCAGTAATGATCATGCCCGCCCAAACTGGCGGTACAGCGTCCGAAATGATTGCCCATGCGCAGCTAACAACAGACAAAGCAATCGCATCTGGGGATATATTCCGTATCCCAGCGGGTGATCTGGATATCAATATCGACTAATTAGGAGCGCCAGATGGCTATTCTCACTGACTTTTTGGAGCGAAAGCTGCTGGATCACATCTTCGGAGTGACGGAGATGACGAAGCTCACTTCTTTGTACTTGGGCATCTCTACAACGGCGTTTTCGGAGAGTGATACAGCCTCTCAAGCTCTCGCAAAAGAACCCGGGACATCTGGCACTACCTACAACTCCAACGGTTATCAGCGGGTGTCTGTTTATAGCGCAACCAACACCAGCGGTTTGTCATGGAGAAATGGCAGTTCAAGTCCAAATATAGAAAACAAAGACCAGATAAGTTTTCCACAGGCCACCACATCAAACTGGGGCAGTATTGGCTACTGGGCGCTATACGAGGATCAAGTTCCCTCGAACGGCACTTCCTCATCCACTATTGATTCGGATGATGGACAAAAGCCATTGATGATTGGTTCATTCTCGGCGGCTGTTACCACCAATGTTGGTGATCAGTTTAGGATTGCTACGGGCGATTTTACGATTGAGCTTCCTGACGTGATCAATGTAGCTTCCACCGCTGGCGGTACTAACGCTCCTTTTCACGGTAAATACGGTCTGGCTTTTTTACTGGGTATGCCCAATTCCACTATTTCTGGGGAATGGGATTTTATGTCTGGTTCTACGTATGATCAAAAATATTGGCTGGGCGTGTCTACCTCTGCATTCGGAACATCAGGCAAAAATGATGAAGCATATGCGGGGCTACAAGAACCGGGATATGACACCACTACTTATACTGCAAGCCAAAGAGAAGCCTACGTTAATAATGGATATACAGCTAGGCCCGAAATTACGTTTAACTCCGCTTCCACATCAAACGGCGTAACTACTATTACGAATAGTAATGCGGTTGAGTTTCCAGAATGCGCCAGCAACAATTGGGGAGACATTACGCATTTTGCTATTTTTGCGGGGGGCGATAATGATGCTAATGCAGAAACGCATGGGCGGTATGCAAAATACCCTGCTAGTATCAATGTCTCATCAGGAACCGCATCTTCTAATGCTGCACCAGAACAATCCAGACCACTCCTTATAGGCGCTCTGGACGCAACAAAAACAATAAATGTGGGTGATACTCTGCGTTTCCCTGCTGGTTCGATCTCAATTGCCTTAGATTAAGGTTTTTCAATGGCTATTTTTGGTGACAGAATAAAAGTCGCTTGCTCGACTACGGGCAGTACAGCTACGACCTTAACTTTAGGGTCTGCGGTCAGTGGCTTCCAGACACTCTCTGAGGGCGGTCTCTCCAACGGAGATTCCGTCCGTTATGTTATTGAGGATGGCTCTAATTTTGAGATAGGTTTAGCCACCTACGCCACGGGTTCTCCCGATACTCTTACAGGCCGCTCAGACGCCAACGTATCTGCTTCATCCAATTCCAATAACCGTATAAACCTGTCGGGCAGTTCGACGCTATTTATAGCTCCTACAGCGGCTGATTTGCAGACCGTACACGTATATTCAGCTACATCTGACTTACCCAGCGCCAGCGATAACCACGGCATGATAGCCCACGTCCACGGCGAAGGCGCTATGTATTTTGCGCATAGTGGCAGTTGGGTAAAAATCGCTAATTACAGTGATATCACGACCTATTCCAACGCCACTACTTCAGCCGCTGGGCTGATGAGTGCCGCTGATAAAACAAAATTAGACGGCATCGAAGCCTCGGCAGATGTCACTGATACCACCAATGTCGTGGCAGCGTTAACAGCGGGTTCAAACATCACGATTGCTGCTGATGGTACTATTAGTAGTACCGCAAGCGGCGGTGGGGGCGCATCTTACTCTGATCCTATCAGACAGACGGAATACACTGGCACAGCGACAGATACGTTTAACGCATCATCTACACCAGCGCTTCCTGCATTTACTGTTGGAAACATCCAAGTTTTTCTCAACGGTTCTAAACTTGCTGCTAATGATTTTACGGAAGCTTCAGACGGCTCTCAAGTACAGCTTGGTTCAGCTTGTGCCGCATCTGACGTTGTTACAATCGTCGAATATGGTGCGCCTTTTGCTTCTCAGTATTCTAGTAGTATTTTCACTGTTGGCACCTCATCCGAATATAATACGACCACGAAGGTACTCACCACCAGTTACACTGCTAATCGGGTCGCCGTTTACCTCAACGGTGTTAAATTATTAGTAGGCACCGACTGTACCGCTACCAACGGAACCAGCATTGATCTAACGAATGCTGCCCCCGTCACAGGCGATAAGATCGAAGTAGTCGAACATGGGACGCTGGCAGATACAGTAACCACACTCACAGGTCTAAGCGATACTCCTAGCTCACTAGGAACAGCGGGACAAATTCTTCAAGTCAATTCGGGCGCTACCGCCCTTGAGTTTGCAGATGCCT